ATTAACCTCAGTTTTAATATCAGATACATTTGATTTAAGTTGATTTAATAATGCATCTTTTTCTTTAACAGACAACCCCAAACTATCAATATATTCATGTTTTGAATGTAACACCTTTTTTAAGTTGCTAAAAATAACTGCTAGTTCAGATTGTAATTTGTCTTTTTGTTTATTAACATCAAAATTATTTTGTTCAGCCCAATCTAACCATTTTTTATTATATTCTTTAATTTGCTCTATAATTTGTTCTTTTTGATTAAGAATAAGTTCTATACAATTCTTTTTAAAGTCAGCTAAAATAATATTTTCTAACTCTTTTTCAGAAAATTGTTTTTGAATTTTATTTAACTCTTCTTGAATTTGAATAATCGTTTGATTTAATCTATTGATTTCTTCTTCTTTATCGTTTAATTTAGTCGTAAAGGCACTTAATTGAGATTCATTATCTTGAATTGTTTGTAACAATTGCTTTTCTCTGTCGGTTAATGTTGTCATTGAATTTTCAATCGCAGCCTTCTCAGATAATAATTGCGTATACATATCTTTAAGCTTTGAGTCAGAATTTCCTCCCCTTACTTTTACAACTTCGTTAATATAATCACTAATTTGTTGTTTAAAATTTTTAATAGCTTGAATAATTTGTTCCTTCTCTCCTAATAATTTTTGTTTACATTTTTCTTGTGCTTCTTGTAATTCATTTACTTTTTGTTTATATTCTTCTAAATCTTTAGTGTATTGTTCTTTAATCTCACCCATTTTAGAGTCATACTCTTTTTTAACAAGTAAAACATTATTACTTTCAGATTTGTTTTTCTCCAGTAACATATTATACTTTGCTTCATATTCAGATTTCATGGCATTTTGTAATTGCAATAGAGCTTCATTGTGCTCTTTTTGTGAAATTGTATCCTTTTCTTGAAGCAAGTTAATTAAATTTTGTTTATCATTTTCATCAAACCCAACTGCTAATGGGATTCTACTTAACAAATCTATAAATTGTGAATGAGATAATTGATTTAAATCCACTGGATCAATTAATTTACATAATGAACCATTAGTATTAATATATCCCATAACAAATTTATTATCAGAAATTACAAATCCTAAAGAACGTTTTTGAGTATTTTTAGTTAATCGTAATGGTGTAAATACAATTTTAGGATATCTATTTTTAATGTAATTAATCAACGTTGCATCATCAACATTCATTTTATTAGTTATTATAACATAATAAAATAAATTTTATTAATTTTCTGTGTATCCTAAAATATTTCCATCAGAATCTTCAATCATAGTTATTGATTTATCTCTTAGTGTACATTTTTTAAATTGCGAATCCCATACTAAATTATAATGCTCACATGGATAACAAATATTATTTTCTGGGTCTAATTGTTCATTAACACCACATACTTTAATTATACTATTAATAAAGTCCTTTTTCTCTTCTTGTGTTGCTTCTGGTAATTTTGTTATTTCTTTTTTTTCAATCTCAACTTGAGGAATAACATCTAACTTATCGGCAGATAATTCAATTTCACTTTCGTTAGGTTCAGGTTCAGTAATTTCAGGTTCACTAGTTTCAGGTTCACTAGTTTCAGGTTCACTAGTTTCAGGTTCAGTAATTTCAGGTTCACTAGTTTCAGTTTCAGGTTCAGGTTCAGTAATTTCAGGTTCACTAGTTTCAGGTTCAGGTTCAGTTTCAGGTTCACTAGTTTCAGGTTCAGTAATTTCAGGTTCACTAGTTTCAATTTCAGGTTCAGTAATTTCAGGTTCAGTAATGTCAGGTTCACTAGTTTCAGGTTCACTAGTTTCAGGTTCAGTAGTTTCAGGTTCACTAGTTTCAGGTTCGCTAGTTTCAGGTTCAGTAATTTCAGGTTCAGTAGTTTCAGGTTCAGTAATTTCAGGTTCACTAGTTTCAGTTTCAGTTTCAGGTTCAGTAATTTCAGGTTCACTAGTTTCAGTTTCAGTTTCAGTTTCAGTTTCAGGTTCAGGTTCAGGTTCAGTAATTTCTTCAATACTACCTGGTGGACCTGGAGGTCCAGTTATACCTTGGAGTCCTGGGATTCCTTGCTCTCCTTGGTCTCCTTTAAGACCTTGTGGACCTTCTGGACCCTGTGGTCCTTCTGAACCTGTATCACCTTGGTCTCCCTGTTCTCCCTTTTCCCCCTTTTCACCTTGAATTCCTTGGTCCCCTTTTTCACCTTGTGGACCTTGAATTCCTTGAGGCCCTAGTAATCCTTGAGGACCTTGAGTTCCTTGTTCGCCTCGAATTCCTTGTTCACCTTTTTCACCTTTTTCACCTTTTTCACCTTTTTCACCTTTTTCACCTTTTTCACCTTTTTCACCTTTTTCACCTTTTTCACCTTGAATTCCTTGTTCACCCTTTTCACCTTTTTCACCTTGAGGTCCAGGTGGTCCAGGTATTAATTCAAAGTCAGACTTTTTATTATCAACTATATCGAATTGATTTAATACGTTAATTCTAATTGGAACATCAAACTTTATTGTATTATTTTTATTATCTGTAAATCCAATAATTTCTGTTGGTAATCTATTAGAATCAAGTATTACAGCAGAAATATTTGTATTATTAATACTTGGTAATTGTGTAGGTATAAGAGATTTATTCATGTCTTGAAGTAATTCTTTTTGTTGAGATTCTTCTAATTTTCCTTTAATGGGTATAAAATCATCTTGAATAGGGTTGTGTAAAATTGTAATATTATTCGATAGTGGAGTCTGTTCTAATTGTTCTTGTAATTCAGAAATATCTATTTTAGATACAACTGGACTATCATCTAATTTTTTATCTAAAATGTTTTCATGTTCAGGGATAGTTTTAATTTCTGGAACAGGTTTTGATATTTTGATTGGTTTAGGAATTTTATGTAATTTTCCATTTTTGTCTACAAAACCTTTAACATATTTACCCTTTTTAACAAATGCTCTAGCTTTGAATTTTTTATTATTATGACGATGATAAGTAGAAGGTATATCTACAAATTTACTTGAAGGATATACCTTACCTCCATACTTATTTAAAATTTGATTTAAACAATTTTTAGCTGATGTTACATTATATAAACATACATCTTTATCAAGTTTAAATCTGCGTTTTTTTAATTCTTTATAAATGGTTCCTTTTGAATTAATAACTCTACCAGTTATTGGGTTTACATAAAAATGAGGTTTTCTATGACCACTTCCAATTTGTGACTGTAATACATATATGTTATAATTAGAAGCTTTATCTTGACCAAGTGGTTGTAATATAGTATTTTCTGGAAGAACTATTTCGTAAACATCATTTATTTTGGTTGCTTTGGAAATATTAGCAATTAAAACTGGAGTTGTAATAGGAATGTAAATTTTCATGTGATAATTACCAAATTGGGGTAATAATATATTACTTGTAGACATGAAGCCTTGATTAATATCTTTATCATAAATATTGGTCATAGCTCTATATACTATATAGTAAGAATCGGGTGAACAATTTGAAAATAAAGGTCTACTATATTTAATAATAGTTTTACGAATTATGCCTAAATGGTCAGATGAACCTTCAGTTCCTCGTAATCTAGAATTAAGTTCAGGACCATGTTTAACATACATGTCTACAGCTTTTTTAGCTTCATCTGATTGATATTGTTCGGCAGTTGCATAATTAATGGTACAAACATTAAATTCAGGAAAAGTATCTTCTTGAATACGTTTCTTTAGACTTTCTATATGTGCTGATTCATCATAATCTTCTAATAAAAACTTGTCTAATTCTTCGTCTGAGTAGCTCATTATTAATTATACAATAAAAAAAATTACAATAATTAAATATTAAGTATCGCTTATTAAACATAAATTATCAATCTTATCTAAACTATTAGGTGTATCTATATCCATATCATCATTATTATTATGAATAATAAATTCATCTTCATGGTCATAATCATGTTCTATTAAACAAACAGTACTATTATATCTTTCGAGATATTCTTTATTACGAATTTTAAATATAGATTCCTTGTAATCTAAAAACAATTGTTCGTCAGTCTGGTATTTTCTAATTTGGTCTATACATGTTTTTAAATAAGGTTTTGCTTTTAAAAACCATTCTTTTCGTCGTTTGACATTAACAATAAACCATTTGTTAACAAAATAATAAATTGGGACAACTTGAATATTATCTTGTTGATATGTTTTAATTGTATCATTAGCCCATGTAATATATTCTTCAGATGTATTAAGTGTATCTGGAGGATATATATATTTAGTTTCACTATTATCAGCTTCTTCTATCTTATTTAATAAAATACCTTTATCTTGTTTACCTTCTATTGTTTGGGAAATAAAAGCATTTTCGCTGTCTAATTCTTTAATTTCGCATTCTAAAAAATCACATTCATCTAAGTCTGCAACCTCTAACTGAACTTGCATTTGAGCCCAATACCAAATAGGAGGTACACCTTCTTCAATTTTACGAGAGTAAGGGCATTTTATTTCTAACATAACACCATTAGGTGTAATTCCGTCTGGACTTGCAGCTAACCAATTTAATCGAGAATGTGGAAGCAAACCAAATTCCCATACGTTAGTATTATATGTACGTCTATAAAGTCTAGTAGCAATTTCTTCATATTTTTTACCATGTAATGTGTAAATAGAATCTTTAAACAAATTTTCACCATAAAATGTTCTGCATTTGTTAATTATGTAATCTATTTTATTATCATAATGACTCATACAATGGTCTGGTTTAAATTTAAAATTTTGTACATTAAAATCATCTACATAAATTTTACATAATTCTTCTGATAAAGTTAAACAACATGCTGCTTCACTTGCTGTAACGCGTGTATTTCTAGCTTTATACCACTCTTCACTACGTTGAGGCGGTTGAGGCTTCTTTTGTAATAACTTTACACGTCTCTGAAGCCTTTTCAAGTTAGTATCCATTAAACATTAAGATAATACTATATTATTTCATTTTATTTTAATCGCAATTTTCAAACTTCGTTAAATAATTAAAATTTAAAGCTAATGGTTTATTAAAGATAAATGTCATCTAAAAAACCAATTTTACTTAATAAATCTCAATTATCTAAAATTATAGCTAAAACATCTAATGTGTTTGAAGAACCAGTAACACTAGAAAATAGCCATGATAATATTAAAAGAGTAAAGGCTATTTATGATGAAGCACAAGATTTATTAGTTAAAGAAAATAAAGTAGATAATGATAAATATGTTAAATGTATAGAATATTGTAATAAAATTATTACATTTTTAGATACCTTAAACCCATTTCAAATTAATCGTATAAAAGATGATATAAAAACTGTGTACTATATTAGTGCTGAAGTATTAGTTAGAACTGTTGGTCTTCACATGAATCGTACAGAATTTAATGATAGAGAAAAAGGTATTTTATATACATCTATTGCTCATTTACAAAAAGTATTGAGTGTAGAGCCATTTAATGCACAAGCAAAAGAATTATTTAAGATTGTATTTATTTATCTTAGTATTTTTAACTCTAATGCAAAGGACAATATACAATTATTATCTAATGTATTAATGGTAAATCCATGTGATTATCAATTACAGTATAATTTAGGTTTTATGTATCAAAGAATTAATGATTTAGAAAAGTCTTTACAACATTTTAAATTGGCTCTAGGAATTATTGACCTAGAAATTAAGGGAACAAAATCGGATCAAGTTGATTTATTAAAAGTTCTCAACGAATTCAAAGTTAAATGTCTTAATGGTTTAGGTGGTATTTACTTTGCTATTCAGGACCGTGAACTAGCAAACTATTATTTCTTTGAAGCTCTTAAAGTTTATCCAGATGACCCAGATATTAATAATCAAATTGGTGTTGTTTATACAGAACTTAGATTTACAGATAAAGCTATCAAACATTATAAACACGGAATAGAAAATTATAAAAAGGCACATATTTCAAATGACCTTGATATGTTACTTGCATCTATGTATATGAATATGGGTTTAGCATATTGTTATGAGATTAATTATCCGATGGCAATTGACTGTTATAACAAGGCACTCAAGTATAAACCACGTCTTTCATTAGCATATCAGAATAAATTACTTGACCTTAATTACATTTCTCATATGATTGACGACCCTATGTATATTGCAAAATTACATAAGAATATTAATAAGATTTATCCAAAAGTTGTTAATGATTACAAGGTTGCATTACCGGATTATAAACCTAATGAATTGGTTGTAAACTGGAGTGGTAAAGATAAAAATAGTTTAATTGGTAAAACAAAATTAAAAATTGGATTTATTAGTGGTGATTTTATTTGTCATCCAGTTAGTTATTTCTTAAACTGTATTCTTAAATTTATTAATTATGATTTATTTGATGTTCATTGTTATTCATTAAAAGTAGTGGATTTAAAGGGGTCGTTCCCTCAAATTAATTGGAGGGTTGTTAAAGGGACTAGTCCAGATGAATTAAAGAAAATTATAGAAGAAGATAAAATAGACATTTTATTTGATTTAGCTAGTCAAACTGGTGATAATCGTTTAGATACATTTGTATTAAAACCAGCACCTATTCAAATCAGTTATTGTGGTTACCCCAATACTTCAGGATTATCAAATATGGATTATCATATTGTCGATAAAATTTGTGATTCAGATGGTATAACTCCAGGTCCTGGAGGTATAGTAAGACCAAGTACTCAAAAGTATTATACAGAAAAATTGTTGTTTATGGATAATTGTTTCTTAAGTTATACACCATCTATTGGAATCGATAATTTACCTACCCTTGAAGAACAACCAGCTACAAAGAATAATTATTTAACGATTGGAACGTTTAATAGATATAATAAGATTAATGACAGAGTTGTTGGTATGTGGGAAAAGGTTTTACAACGTTGTCCAAATGTACGTTTTGTAATTAAAACTAAGGAATTTTTAACAGAATCATTAAAGCAGCAATTTATTAATACTTGGAAAGACCGTGAAGTTTTTAAGAGAGTGACAATTTTACCATATTCAGATACATATACTGAACACTTGCCTGATTATAATAAAATGGATATTGCACTTGACACTTTTCCTTATTCTGGAACAACTACTAGTTGTGAAGCTTTAATGATGGGAGTTCCTGTATTAACACTATTTGACGGAGAACGTCAATACCATTCCCAGAATGTGACAGCATCTTTAATGGTTAACTCTGAATTACCTGAATATGTATGTCTTTCAGAAGAAGAATATATTAATAAGGTAGAATATTACTCTAAAAATTTGGATAAACTATCAACTTTGAAACAAAGTGTTAGAGATAAATTTGTTAAAAATATTTGTGATTATCCTAAATTTGTTAATGAATTAGAAGATAAACTGTTAACTATCTATAAAAATCATAAATGGTAAATAACATTTATAACATTTAATTAAACTAAATTATAATTTTTTTTTATATGTAATAATTTTATACAATATAAGAATGAAAGAATTGCTTCATAATTATATATCCACTCCCATTAAAAACACCCTCAACAACCAACACTTTAATCATTTAGAATCTGTAGGTCAGAGTTATACAGAACATTTTAGTGATTCTATGAATTATTCATGGAAATCATTAAAAAGTTCTTTTTATTTTTTTGCTCATGGAATATATCCAGATGTATTTGAAAAATCTGGTTCAGATACTATCTTAGATTTAAAAAATATAATACAAGATAAATTAGATAAAATTAATGAACAGTCACAGTCAAGTTTGTAATAACACTAGAAATATTATTACAAATTAAATCAAATATCTTCCCATATGTGTGTATAGTGATAATCTGTAATTTCAATTTCTGGATAAGATTCTTTTTTTTTAAATTTTTTTGATAATTGTTTGAAACTATATCCAATTATAAAACCGGTTAAAGTTCCTGCAACTGTAAAAAGTTGTTGTATCATTATTATTACTAAATAAAAAAATTTATTAGTTTGTTTCTTGATATATAGGTGAAATTAATTGTCTTTTTGTAACTGATGTGAAAAAATTACTAGCTAATAATTTCATAATGATTTTTCCAAACTGACTTTTTATTCTATGTATACTTGGTCTGTTTAACGGGTTTACAATTAACATTTTCTCTACAATTTCATTTATGATTTGAGATACTCTAGGGTCGCTAGATTCGTCTTCCTTGTATAAACTAGTAAATTTAGGGTTTAATTTGTAATAATCATAATATGACATTAAAGATTCTGGTGATAATAAAGGAGGTAAATTTTCATTTAGGTATAATCTAATTTTTTCATCTAATAAATTTTCTTCCTTTTCTTCTTGTGTTTGACTGTCCATACTACTAACTGAACTCCTATTTTCATCTAAATTTTTAATATAATCATATAAATCCTCGTTTTTATGTTTTAAATCCATTAATGTTAATTCAAAATCTAAAGGATATTCTTTATAATATCTAGTCTTATCTCTGATATAATCTAATTTATAGGGATAGGGGAATTTATTATTTAACATTTCATAAAATACTATTCCCAAAGAAAAAACATCTGTTTTCATATAATCACTCTTATTAATAGGTATGATATCACCTTCACCCTTTGTATCTGGATTGGACAACAATTTTTCTTTTAACTGTAAAACTTTATCTGGAGTATAGTTGATAATACGAAATAGTTCAGGTGCTAAATATAAAATAGTACCAGATGGTTTGCAGACTTTAATACAACTTACACCAAAATCTATAAATAATACATTTTTAATTTTGTTGTCTACATATTGAATAATAATATTATCTGGTTTTATATCATTATGTACTATACCATAATTATGTAATTTATCTAATTGAGAAATTAGTCTCGACATTATAAATATAATATCCTCTAGGCTCATTTTACGATTTGATTCTTTATATCTATTTAGTAAACTAGACAATGTTATAGCATTATCTAAATAATTTGTAACTATAATATATTCGTTATTTTGATAATCTACAAAATCGTCAATTAAACATAGAGAAGACAAGTTTTTTTCATTGGAACAATCATATTTTGAAATTTTTTTTAAAGCTTGAACTTCAAGTAAAATATCAGCAACCTTTGACTTTGTTAAACTTATTTTTTTCATGACATATTTTACATTATTCTTTTTGACTATATATGTTGAACCATATGCACCTTTACCTAAAAATTTTATAATCTCATATTCTTGCGGCTTTGTATTGAAGGACCATTGTTCATTATAAGGCATATCTTCAATATTCTTAGGTACGCCTTTTGGAAATAATTTTATATATTGATGATACTTATCCATATTATTATTATACAATAAAATCTTTTTAAATAATAATAAATTTATTTTATAGAGTAATAATAATAGTAATAGTACTAAAATGGATGATATGGATTATTCTCCAGATTTAGATGCACCAAAGTCAGATAAAACAATGTTAATAATAATTATTATATGTATATGTCTTATCTGTATCAGTGTTAGTGTGTTTATAGGTGGATACTATATGACTTCTTCTTCAACACGTTCTAATTCATCTTCTAACCCAATTAACAATATCTTATCTAAAATTACTGGTACAAATACACAAACTTCAAATGTATCTGCTAATGTTAAAACATCAGCTACAAATGTTTCATCAAAACCTCTTCCAGTAATACCTGGAGTACCTAGTTTTGAAGAAAATAAATCATTAAAAGCTATGGCTCTAGAATGTACGGTTAATATTAAAGATGGAAGTCCAGCATATACATGTACACACCCAGATAATTTTAAAATTATTAAATTAACATCTGGTCCTATTTTTAAAATTTCAGTATCAGAAGAAATTGACGCATTTAATGTTAAAACAAATGATTATTATATAATTGTACCTTTTGTATTTATTGTTGATTTTATTGTTTCAGTTAGTTTAGGTGATTACGAATTTAAATCGGTGCAAGATTTTATAAATGAAATAAATAAAGTTGATGCTAAATATGAACAAACCAATACTATTCCTGATAAATGTTTAAAACTCCCTATGAAAACTAGAGGAGAATCTAAAGCTCCATACAATACAACATGCATTTTCTTCCCTGGATTTACAAGTATAGGTGCATTAATTACTACTATGCAAAAAACATTAGTTGAACAGGTTCCAATAAATATTTTAACAGATTATTATAATATGATTGATATTAAATTACAAGCTAAAACTCCAGAAATTACAGTTTTTGAATATGTAATGTACGTAGCTAGTATGAATAAGGTTAAAAGTACAAAATATAGATACTACGGAACATGTGTATCTACTGATGAAACAATAACGTGTTAATTTATAAATATTTATAAAATTTTAATTTATTATTATATAATATAATAAATTCAAATGGGAATATGTATTCTAGGTATGGGTGATTGTACCACCGAAACATCAACAGATATCAGTGATATTACACGTAATAATGTTGAAATTAACAATAGTATTAAAAATAAAATTAATCAAGATTGTAATCAGACGACTTTACAAAATAATACTATTAATATTATTGGTTCGAATGTTAAAAAACTTTCAGCTACACAAAAAAACTCTCTTCAATCTATGTGTATCATGCAAAGTATTTTAAAAAGTACAACAAATGCTGATGTTGTAAATAATTTGATGAGTAAAATTAAGGAAAATTTAAAATCAGAGGGGGGTCTATTGGGTTCTCCAGCGTCAAATAAAACTGTTATTAAAAAGTTACAAGAAAATTCTACAAAAGTAGATAATTCTAAATTTAATGATATTTCAAAACAATGTATTTTAAATACTACACAAAAGAATTTATTAAATATTATTGGTTCTAACGTTGAAGATACAACAACTGATCAAGCTAATGAAGCGTTTCTTAAGTGTTTATCTCAACATTCTGATGATACAGGTATTGACGCATCTGTTTTATCAGATACTAAAAATGATACAGATATTACATCTTCAGCAGCAAGTGGTGATCTAGGTAAATCTGTAGGAACTGCAGCTGAAGGTATTGGTAAAGGAGTTGGTTCAGCAGCAAAAGGTATTGGAGAAGGAGTTGGAGCGGGTATTGGAGGTATAGTATCTGCTTACATGACACCTATTATGATTATTTGTGGATGTATTTTACTTATTTCTTTGGCATCTATGGCATTTATGTTTATGAAACCAGACGCTACTGCTCAATTAGCTCAAACCGCTACATCAACCGCATCAAGCTTTCGTCAAATGTACCCACCTATGGGAGGTATGTCACCTCCACCATATAATTAGTTTTTTTAATAAAATTTTTTTTGTTTATATAATATATAAACAAAAATGGATAATAACACAATTTTATTAATTGTCGCTCTGATAGCTGTATACTATTTTTTCTTTTATTCACAAGAAAATATGACAGATTTAACACCTGAACAACAATCATTTGTAGATGGGTTATATAATTACATAAACGACAATGATTTGACATTTGAACAATATCTTCAATATCTAAATGCAACCAAGAATACTAATTTAAATATTATTGATAATGAGGTTTTTGTAGGATTTAAATTAGCTAAGAAAAAGGGCAACTTTACTAAGCAAATGATTATGGAAGAGATGAAATTATAATTATAATAAACTTATTATTCTTTAATTTATAATAAGTTTAAAGCATCATCATCAATGCAAGTATACTAATACATAAACAACAACAAATTAATATAGCAACTATTAACATTATCATATTCTTGTTATCCTTTTCTTCTTCTACTTCTTTTGTTTCAGATGTAGCTGAACCTGAAGCTGAATTAGAAGGTGGGGGTGTTTTAGAATCTTTACTAGCCACAACCTTATCAGTCGTTGCCTTATTAGCAGCTGCTTCAGCTGCAGCTTTTTCGGCAGCAGCCTTGTCCGCTGCTACTTTAGCTAAAGCTTCTTCTTCCGCTTTTTTAATTCTATAATCATCCTGTAAACTTGACAAACAATTATTATTTTGTTGAATAGAACTATCTGTCAATTGACTACCAATAACATTTGTTTGATTTGCACAACATCCTACTGTTATAGGTGTTGTATCTAATTGTGCATCTCCAGGCCATGGTTTAGGAAATCCTGGACAATGAAAATTACCCGGTCTTCCACCACGTTCACGTGAGGTTTGGTCATTAGCCTCATGCATTTTTTGGTCATGTGTTTTTTTACAAACAACGTGACCACAATTAGCCCAATTGGTATCATTTCTTTTATGTTCCCATCCATTACCAAAATCATTTTGGCACCAATGACCTTGGAAGTTACTACATGAACCATTTCGTACTTTTTGCTCTTCGTCATTTTTAGAATTATAAATATCATTTCTACGATTATCCCAGTCTCTTTGTGAACTTTCTGTATTACCTCTATCAACGTTACATTTATGTTCATGTGCACCCTTCTGAGTATTCCATTCTCTACGTTCTCTTTCTTTAGCCGCAGTTAATTCTCCATTTTGTTTAACTCGAGCTTGTAAAGTTTCTATACCTTTTTGACAAGAGTCCATAGCAACTTTAATTGCATCTGCTGAAGACATTCTTGTATATATATTATAATAATATTTTAAATTTATAAAATAAGTTTGAAATATCAAAATTTTTTATTGAGTAATCGTAATGTTTAAAGACACAATTATAATAGGTTGTGGTCCAGCTGGTTTGCAATTAGGGTATTTTTTACAATCAATCAATCATGAATATATTATTTTGGAGAGTTCAAATACATCTGCCTCATTTTTTTCAAAATACCCACATTCTAAAGAACTTATATCTATAAATAAAGTATATAACAATAATAAAAACAAAGATTTTAATTTACGCCATGATTGGAATTCATTATTAAATAATCATAAATTAGAAATGAAAAAGTATACAAAGAGTTATTATCCTTCTAATGACACTTTGTTTAAATATTTGAATGATTTTTCTAAAATATACAAACTTAATATACAATATAACACGCACGTTTATAATATTACTAAAAACGATACAGATATCAACGAAAATTTTAAAATAATATGTGTACATAATAACCAAGAAGAAATATGGACATGTAATAAATTAATTATAGCAACTGGGTTATCAAAAAAAAATATACCTAATATAATTAATGTTGATATATATACAAAACATTATTCGGATTTCCCAAAAGGATTTTTTCTAGATAAAAAGAATTTAGAAAAATATAATAATAAAAAGGTTTTAATTTTAGGTCAAGGGAATTCAAGTTTTGAATTAGCTCAAATATTAACACCACATTGTTCTAATATAGTAATTCTTGGTAGAAATTCTACACCCAAACCATCGATTTGTACTCATTATGTGGGGGATGTTAGAAGTAAATATTTAGGCTTTTATGATACATTTATCCTTAAAAGTCTAAATGCTTTTAATCATTTGACAGAACATGAACTATCTAGTTCCATCATAGTTCAAACAGAAGATAATAAATTTTTTATTAAAACATGTAAAGAATCGTGTGAGTGCCAGTATATTAATTATGACGAAATTATTAATTGTACAGGTTGGTCTTTTGATGACTCTATTTTCGACTCATCTATTAATTTGACTATGGATTTTAATAATAAATATCCTGTCATTAACGGAATATATGAGAGTACATCAACTCCAAATCTTTTTTTCATAGGTGCATTAATGCATTCATTTGATTATAAACAAGGTTCAGGTGGGTTTATCCATGGATTTAGATACTTAATTGATAATTTTTTTAAAATAAATTATACCAAATTTATTCCTAAATTGTTTGATTTAGAGACTTTATCCAAACAATTTTCTAATAGAATAAATAACTCTTCGGCATTATATCAAATGCATGGACAATTATGTGATATATTTTATAAAATAAATGACCAATATATATATTATGAAGAAGTACCTTTATCTTATATCTGTACCAATAAAAATAACAAAATTTATATGCCACATGGATATATTTTCATATTAACATTAGAATATGGTACTAAAATTGAATCGGATTTAAAACGTCTTGGCACTAGAACGACTAATATAGGGACTGAAAGTTCATCTCTTTTATTACATCCTGTATTACGAGTGTATAAACATGACACTAATGTCTTTTCGGATTCAGACATATTTTATCCGAATTATACAAATTTACTAAATGTATCATTTTTACAAGATATTATTCATTTTGACGAAGATTTATTAACAGATTTTTCAAATGAAATAAAGTATTATGGTAGATTTTACAAAACTTTAAAAGGGTACTCGTAATAATTCATAATATAGTATAATCTAAAAATCTACCTTTTAAACTATCCTTATATCCCCTAATTTCAATTTTACCTAAAGTTTTTTTTAAATGACATTCTTTACACAAAATTGCAAGATTATATTCTTCATTTTTATGATAATGAGTATCATTTAAAAATCCATTATTATCTGATTCACATTGAGGTATAATATGGTCTGTTTCTAAATTTTTGAGAGACCCACAAATTTCGCATTTTTTTACTATTTTTTTGGCATTATACACGCTTTTCTTAGTTCCTAATAGTCCTTTTTTTTTATCTAATAATCTATTTCTTATATCAAATGCATCTTCTATTAAGAGGTCATCTTCTAAAATAG